CAACAAACTTTTGGAATTTCGTTTCAGCAGACATGCATATGGATCTATCAAAGCGGTATGACACTACATACATTGATGAGTCTTTTGACTTTTTGGTTGAGTGCGAAATTGAAGATCGTATGGTTGAAATGTATGATGGGATTGAATAAATGAGTATGCATATGATACGTGGCGTTCAAGTCCACGGAAAGATGAAAAAGAAACTAACACCAAAGGATCGTTTGGCTGCAATTGAGCACGAGAAGTTCCTTAAGAAAATGGGTGTAGGTAAAACTAAAGCTCGGAATACGAATACTATTCCAGACTATTCATCTAATAACAAAGTCAAGCTCAGCAATAAAGTTGCAGGGCATGGACCGGCTAAAGAAAGTACACAGTATACTGGCGATTATATTATAGGCATTGGTCAGATGCACAAATCTAATGGTGTTCCTATTACACGCAAAGAAGATGCTATTGCTATCGCAAACATGAGGAGATGATATGAAAACAACGTGGGTAGATCCACCTAAAGGATGGGCATATGGTTTTCCAAAGGCTTTACCAAATCCGCTGCCACAACCTTGGAGTTTAACTCTTTGGTTGATCTCAGAAGGTTATCCAGAAATTGAACTAGCAAAGTTTGGAGATTTCTTTCAATACGTAAGACAATGGGAAGTAGATGATGAGTCATAATAACCCTTATACTGATGTAACTCGAGTTGAAGTTATAGACAATAACGGACGCTCATATGTTAAGTATGATGTGGTTGCAACTTCTACTTCATTGCAAGATGATGGTAAAACTTTAAAAATATTCGTTACCTTTGAAGAAGAAGAGGAAATCTGCATCGACTAAACCACATAAATATCTCTATAATTATGGGAGATACGCATGTGGCATTATAAAGGTGAGGAATTCACCTCTGAAATGATTGGTGAATATATTGGGTTTGTTTATATAATCACTGATGGCTCCAACGATAGAAAATATATCGGTAAAAAGATTTTCAAATCAAAAAGAAAACTACCTCCCCTAAAAGGTAAGACTCGGAAGAGGACCAAAATAGTTGAGTCAGATTGGCAAAAATACTATGGGTCCTCTGAAGAAGTCAAACTTATGGTTGAGGAAAAAGGCGTAGACAACTTTTACCGAGAGATAATCCACCTTTGCGATAAAAAAGGCGAAATGGGTTACCTCGAACTTTATGAGCAAATCACACGCCATGCTCTGTTAGATGATTCATATTATAATGGTATTTGCCAAGCAAAAATACACCGCAGCCACGTCAAGTCATTAAAATGGCTTATGGACGATAAAAGTAGTTGACATTCTCAGTAAAATAGATTATATTGGTATTATATTTAAAATCAATTCTTCGGAGAATACATATGATCATCAAACGTTCATCAGCATACAGCGGTAAAATCCGTAGTAAAAACATAGCAGTAGATCCTCAAGACTGGGCAATGTACCAAGGTGGATACGGATCTATCCACGAGGTAATGCCTTATCTTACAGATGAAGATCGTGAGTTTATTTTGTCAGGCATGGTTCCTGCTGAATGGAAAGAGGCCTGTGCGGAAATCAATGCAATCGTGGAAGATACTTTTGCATGATAGTACTATTTAATGGACCTCCTCGCTCAGGCAAAGATGCTGCAGCCGACTACTTTAAAGATAAAGGTTGGAAACACTTGTCCTTTAAGTATCAGCTATATAAAGAAACATGCAAATACTTTAACATATCATACGAATGGTTTATGGAAAGATACGACGATCGCTCTGTAAAAGAAGTTCCTCATATAGATCTTGGTCATATGTCATGCCGTGAAGCTATGATACACGTATCAGAAAAAGTAATTAAACCTAAACGTGGTCTTGACTACTTTGGGCAGCAGGTTGCCAACGAAATTAATTTAAGCAAAAATTATGTAATTTCTGACGGTGGTTTCGTTGATGAACTTCTACCTATTATAAATAAAATTGGAGATAATAATTACGTACGTGTTCAGTTAACTCGAGATGGTTGTGATTATTCAACAGACTCTCGTAGATATTTTGATGGCGATGTTCAACAGGAATATATAAATTCCCATCGTACAGAAATAAACAAGAAGTATGTATTACCTTATAAGTTTAATGTAAAGACGTATAGAATACACAATAACTCCACTATTGAAGCATTCTATTCAGTATTAGAAAAGATACACACAAAGGAAGTTTATGGAAGAGGAACGCAAATCCAAGAACGCAAAGCAAAAGAAGCAGTCGGTTAAGCAGGCTATCTTTTACGAAAACCCTTATGATATTGAAACATTTTTTGAGGGTATGACTATCGCAATGAAACATGGAAAAGAAATGCAATATGTCGATAGGTTCATTACCCATATGAGATTAGATCCACTCCAAGACACTGCTGATATATCGTTTAAGGTTTTAACTAAAGACTTAAAATTACTAGAGTACGAAAATTAATAAATAAATTAGTTGACAGTCTACAACTCTTGTGATAAACTAATTATACAAGCTAATGAAGACTAACATGAAAAAGGAAACTATATTATGGAAATCAACAAAGAAACAACTATCGCACAATTGGTCTCTGGACCATGCAATGTAGTATTTACAAAGAAAAACGGTGACAAGCGCGAAATGCGTTGTACACTAGAAGCTTCAATGCTTCCTCCTCTCCTTCCACTTGAAGAAGGTCAGGAAAAACAAAAACGCAAAGTTAACCCAGATGTACTAGCAGTGTTTGATCTCGAAGCACAAGGCTGGCGTTCATTTCGTTGGGACAGTTTGCAATCAATTAATACATAATTTGGAGCTTAATAAATGAGCATGATCTATAAGGGTCAGGTTGTTGAAAGTGAACAATCTAAGAAAGCAATGGGCGGCACAGAAATGATGCGCAAACGTTTGCTAGATAATATTGACTCAGGGTTGCTGTCTGACACAGCAATCCACTTTTCTCGTCCAAGGGAAATCCCTAATGACGTTAAACTAAATATCCTGTACTGCCATGATCTTGCAGAAGATCCTGAAAACAAGATCCTAGAAGGTAGTGGTTATAAGCAATTTGACCACATTGTATTCGTAACACAATGGCAACGAGATCAATATGTTGCGATGTATAACATTCCGTACTCAATGTGCAGTGTTATTCCAAACGCAGTGGAAAAGACATATAATCCACCAGAAAATATGGCTCATGCAGGTAAAGTAAGGTTTATTTACCACACAACTCCACATCGTGGTTTAGAATTGCTTTATCCAATTTTTGATGCTCTATCTAAAGAACACAGCAACATCCATCTTGATGTTTACTCATCCTTTGCAATATATGGTTGGGCGCAGCGGGATGATCCGTATGTTAAGTTGTTTACAGATATTCACAGCCATCCAAATATGACTTATCATGGATCAGTTCCAAACGACACTGTTTTGGCTGCACTAGATAATGCCGATGTATTCCTATATCCAAATATTTGGAAAGAAACATCGTGTATTGCCCTTATTGAAGCAATTAAATCTGGTGTTCTATGTATTCATCCAAACTATGGTGCACTAACAGAAACAGCCTCAGGCGCGTCTCTTATGTACGACTTTAGTGAAGATCTTACAGAAAATGCAAATGCTGCTTACGCAATGGCTAAGCAAGTGTTAGTAACACACGAACAAGATAATGAATTCTTTAAAAGGTTCACTATGTCAGATCGTGCGTTCTTGGCACGAAACAGCATTCCAGTATTTAAGAATAACTGGGAAAAGCTGTTAGGCTCGCTTAATGGCTGATATTATCACATTTCCAAGACCTAAGCTTAATGGACCACCACAGTCACAAGAAGAAGTAGCTGCGCGTCTATTAGAATTTAAAACTGGGCATGTGGATCAAATTGCAGAAGCACTTTGGCAATATGTACTAACAGAGCTCATACGAGCCGGTTGTCTCTTTGGTCAAGACGAGGAAGGGAATAAACATTTCCCCGCAATGGTCTTGATCCTAGAATCAATCAAATCACTTCACCTGTCAACGTTAGGGATACACCATCCTTTGCAAGATTTCGCAGAGGATTCAATTAATATTGAAGATTATGACGAAGAACTTGAAATAACCGTTGACATTGATGAAGATCTAGAGTAATATAGAATTCTAGATTAAATTATAACATGAGAAAATAAAATGGCTATATTAGTAGACTACAATCAGGTTATCCTTGCTTCACTGTTTGCAAGCATTGGTAATCACACAAACATTGACATCGACGAGAATATCATTCGTCACATGTTCTTAAACTCAATCCGATCTAACCGTAAAAAATTCAGTGAAGAATTTGGTGAGATCGTAATCTGTGCTGACGGCAAAAACACATGGCGCCGTGAAGCATATCCTTACTACAAAGGTAACCGCAAAAAATCGCGCGATGCGTCTGATTTGGATTGGAACCACCTTTTTGGTATTATGAATACAGTACGTGACGAACTCAGAGAGTACTTCCCATACAAAGTAGTTCATATTGAACACTGTGAAGCCGATGATGTTATCGGTACTATTATTCACGACAATGGAACTGAGTTGAATATGGGCTCAGAACAATATTTGGTTTTGTCTGCGGATAAAGACTTTATCCAATTACAGTCCTATGCTAACGTTAAGCAATACGATCCAATTCGTAAACGTTGGTTGACCAATGAAAATCCAACAGCATACTTAGAGGAGCATATCCTTAAAGGTGATACTGGCGATGGTGTACCAAACATCTTGTCACCAGATAATTGCTTAGCTGTTGGTACTCGTCAAAAGCCAATGACTCAGAAGCGCCTTCAGCAATTTAAAGGTGGTACTGAGAATATGGACGAGGAAACTCTACGTCGTTACCACAGAAATAAAATGATGATTGATCTTACGCAAATTCCTGCAAAATACCAAGATCAAATCCGTGAAGAGTTCAATAAAGAAAAAGACATTGGACGGTCTAAACTGTTTAACTTCTTTATTGAAAAGAAACTTAAAAACTTAGTTACAGATATACAGGATTTTTAATAATGGCAATACGTCGTTCAATTTCAGAAATCGTAAATCACGAGATCGGAAGAGCACACGTCTGAACTCCAGTCACCGATGTATC